TTCTACAAATAAGAACATTTTAATATCCAAACATAGAAGAAAATTCTCCGAAATCCGGTTTATTTTGTTGTTGTAAAATCTGAGGAGGATTATTAGGTGCCGGAGTTGCTCTCTGTCCGTTCCGCTGTCTATTTTCCATTTCGATTTTTTTTCTAATTTTAGCTTCTAATTCTGCCTCTTTTTTTTGTTCTGCCTCTCGTTTTTTTGCTTCGATTTGTCTTTTCTTAATAATTAATTTTTCGAATTTTTCCATATTTTTAAGCCAGGAATCGAATTCCTTAGCTTCCATATATTCGAGTTCTTCCGGTGAAGGAAGTTCTATTTTCTTTTCTGATCCTTTTTCAGCTAATTTATCGTTAGCCTTATCTATTTTTTTTTGCCTCATTCGTGCGAGGTGTGCTTTTTGTTTTTCTGATAATTCTTTTTTTCTGCCGGTTTTCTTTCTTGGAGCCGGTTCTTCCTCTTCTGTTTCCTCCTGTAAATTAGGAGGGGGAGGTTTAAAAGTAGCTTTCTTTTTAGGTTCAGTAATAAAAGGAGAAGCCTTTAAATTTTCTATTTGTCCGTCATTTAATACGGCTAAATCTTCTTTAATATCTTCTTGAATTTCGGGGGGTATCGGAATTAAATCAACAGCCATTTTTATTTATATTATAAATAGAGATTTTATTTTCATAAATCTAAACAATTTTCTATTTTTTTTCTATTTTCTATTATATTTATGAAATATAAAATTCTAAAATCGGATCCTATTTTTCTATATGTTTTTGTCTAAGTTCTCATAATATGGAAATCATATTCTCGTATGTAGTTCTAATTTTCTTTTCCTGTTTTATTATAGTTTTAAGGTGTGTTCCCATTTGTAATTAATCTATTAAGTAAATTTTCTACAAATGAGAACAGAACATTATCGGCTTAAATGAATCGTTTAAATACCTAAATGATACATTTAAAGATATAATTACTTAAAGATAACGCTATATGATACATTATAGAAGAAAATGTTTTACAATATGGAAAACTTATCAATCTCAGGTCTGAATCCTTACGAACGAGAAAAATTTACTCATTCTAAATATCGAACTTTAAATCTATTATCAGATATGAGAGAATCTAAGGAAGAACTGATCGATTTATGTAATTTAAGTATTCGAGAAATTGATCGTATTCTGAAAATGGATATTTTATCGAAAGAAACTTTTAAATATTCCGACGGTAAACGAGATATTACGAGTATTTTAAATTATTTATTAAATAAAAATGAATTTGGATTAAAAAACAAATTTCCGGAATACGCATTAAAAAAAAGTCTCTCAGGAAAACTTTATGGCGGTTTAGACAATTTTAAACCGGTAGAAAGTAAAGATTATAATGATAGACAACGAAGAAAAGTTAAACTTCTAAAAAAGCTTATTTCTGAAATAATTGAAGAATCGACTCATTTAATTAATAAAATAAATCAGTATCATAAATACCGAAATCACTATATCGAGTTTTCTCGAAGAAAATCCGCTCTCCGGGTATTATCTGAAAAACTTCCGGAATTTGCTCTAAACGCTTTTTATAGTCCGAATACTGAAATAGGTAGAAGAAAAATTAATAATCTCTATTATGAAAATATTAATTAATTATCCTTGTTTTCTACATTTACCGAACATTTACTGCGACAAAAAGTCGCCGATAGCTTACAACTAAAATTTTTTATACTCCTTATTATCTTTTTTAATATCGACATATAATATATTTATATTATATTATACGTTTATTTTTTAGAATATTGTTTCTGTTGGTCGGTAGAATGAAGCATTTTATCGGCTGTGTCTTCCTTATCTTCGTCAACCTTTACCGGGTGTTTCTCTGATATGTAAATATGTCTTAACATATTAGCGGAAATCTTTTTTCCAGTAGGAGCGAAAACCTTATTTAAATATTTTGATAATTGATTAGAAGTCATTATACCGCCTCGACTATCTAATAAAAAATTATCAGTTTTATTATATTTTAACCAAATATTCAGAATTGAATTAAGTTTTTTTCCAACAGTTATTTTTTTAGTTCCGTAATTTTTAGCGGTTTTATAATCTCCAAATGAAAAGAATTTATTATTTCGAGATTTATTTACTAAATAATTATTCTCTTCTAAATCGTCTTCTGAGAGATCCTCATATTCTGAATTATTAACGATTTTCATATCTCCGTAGTCTAATCTAACCGGAGGATTATCTTCGAATACATATAGGGATCCCACTACGTATTTTTGTAAAATATCGAACTGTTTTTTAGATAATTCTTCTTTCGAAAAAGCTCCTCTATCCATTAAGTCGGATTTATACTGAGAAAGAACCTTTCTTAATTCTTTTAATGTAGACCAGTTTTCAGACTGTTTATCAGTTTTTTTATTTGTTTCAATTTGTTTATTATATTTTTCGGTATATTCTTCTAATCTTTTTCTATAAGTTTTTAGATCTGAATCGTATACTCCTTTTTTATTTAAACTATCTAATCCTATAATAATTCCTGTTAAATAATTTTTCTGAGTAGTCAGAGCTTTATCAGATAAAAACTTTAATACTTTTTTTTCGTCTTTTAAAAAGTCTAAATTTTTAGGTTCTCCTTCATTTCCTAAACCGTGATAAACTTTCTTAATATTAATAAGATAAGCTTTTAGAGAGTTCGGTTTTATATTTCGGGCTTCGTCGATAGCTTCGGAAATTTTATTCATATTTATTATATATTTATTATAGATTTTTTTTTTAAATTTTTATCTCAGTATATTTTAATAATATCTAAAATATGGTAAATTTTAAGAACGCTAAAATTTATAAAATTATTAATACTACTAATAATCGCTTTTATTATGGAGCCACGACTAAAAGGTTATTATGTGATCGTATGAGCCAACACAGGGCGAAAAAAGATAGTAGATTACAACGTGAAATCGGAAATATTTACGACTGTAAAATAGAATTAGTAGAAAAAGTAGACGTAGAGGATATTTCAGCTTTAAGATCTATTGAAAGATCCTATATAGAAGAGGCTTTATTAACTCAGGGCTGTTTATGTGTAAATAAGAATATTCCGGGTAGAACAAAAGCTGAATATATGAAAGAGTATAACCAAAAAAAACGAGAAGAAAGAATTAAAAAAAAATAATATAAGTATATTATAATAATGGATAATAATTCAGATTACGAAGACGATTTAACTATACTTCCGGTAAAGGCTCCGCCGGTAGATAATACCCTAAAATTTGATAAAAGATTACCTGATATTAATAAGGGAGCCTTAGTTATAGATATAGCGAAACCTCGATCCGGTAAAACTTTACGGGCTGTAAACTATTTACAAAACCCGAATTTTTACGCTGGAAAATTCGACGCTGTATATATATATAGTTCTACTATGTCTAACGGCGACGAAACGGCGAGATTTCTTTACGACGAATTCGGAGATACAATATATAGCGAATATTCAGACGCTCATTTACAGAGTATAATTAATTATCAGGATTCAATTCCAAAACATAAACGCCCGAATATTGCTTTAATTTTCGACGATTTTATAGCTTTTCATAATATACACCGAAACGCTTTAATGTTTAAAATAGCCAGTTCATATAGACACCATAACATTAAATTATTAGTTTATAATACCCAAATGTTAAAGTATGTTCCCCCGGTTGTTCGCTCTTGCTGTAATTATGTAATATTAAGTCAGAACTCTAATCAGAAACAGGTAGAAGCGTTAGCCGAAGAATATGGGGGAACTTATGGAACTGAAAAGTTTAAAGATCTTTTCGCCGAAGCTACGTCAGAACCTTACGGATTTTTATATTTAGATTTATACGGATTTACTGGAAATAATAATAATCCTAAGGCTTATAAGAATTTTAATAAATGTATATATGAAGCCCCGATTTCATTTTCTAAAAAATCCTTAAATAGGAAAGTTGAAAAATTAAATAAAATAGAAGAGGACGACGAGGAAAACTCAGATTTAATTTAGTGTTCCCATTTGTAATTAAACCCTTAATTGAATTTTTACAAATGAGAACATTTTAAAAAAATAAATAAATTTAAAAAAAAATTGATTTATTTAAAATAAAAATATTGATACATTATATATAGAAATGAATCCTTTAAACCAAAATGAAACATTTAAAAATATATTGTTTAAAAAATCACTTAAAGATAAA